TTGTTTTTCCGTTTTCCATACTGTAAATATACGACTTTTATTTACATAAACAATACAAAAATGTAATTATTTTAAAAATAATCACAAAAAAAGGGCGACCATTATAGCCGCCCCCTCCTATGGAAAGTAAAAGAAAAGTTTACGTTGTTTCAAGTAAAGCTTTACCAGCAGTAAATCCACCTTTAACCAATACTTGTGTATCGTTAGCAGAAACAAACTGTACTAATTGTCTTTCAACAACAATAGTATATTGTCTGTTCTTTAGGTCGTTGCCGTTACGTCCTATTTCGATTTCAGTATCAAGTAATAAACCAACGTTAACCGCAGATAAATCACCACCGATAAAATCAATACCAGTTCCAAGGCTTGCAGTAGTTGGTATCAACTTCATACCGCTAACCATTGTGCCATCAGCCGATTTGAAAGGCGGCATAATGTAATTGTTATTAGCGTCCTTAGCTACCTCCATTTCAGCCATTTTACCCGAATCGATGAAAACCGCGCTTGCAGTACCGTAAGAATTGTAAACCTGTAAAGCAACCGCTTTTAAAACATCCCAGTTTGTCGCGTTGTCTACTTTACCTACAAGACCATCACCACCTTTAACACCTACACCACCATCAAAAGCAGTAGCGTATTCAGTTAAACCTTTCAAGTTGTCGCCTGTACCGTCACCAGTAAATAAACCATTCTCAACAACAATATCCAAACGCTTTAACAAGTTGTTTTGGATGTAGTTGTATAAAGAATTGCTATATCTCAACAAGTCTTTAGTTACAGTACCAGCAGCCGCAACAGTCTTAGCTTTTGCAGTTCTTTCTTCGTATCTAACAGAAGCATCTGGAGAAATATCCTCCTCTCCAATGAAAATTGGCGCGCCTTGCTCGTCTAATTCCTCAATCCACATTAAGAAAGGCTCATCAACTGTTAAAGTATTAATTGAAACCTCTGATAAGTAGGTTAAAATACGCTTTCTTAAAGCGGAAATAATCCCTGTATCTTGCGTGATTGACGTTTGAGAAGCTGAACCAGATGCTTCGATTGTGTTATAGTCACCCATAACAACAGGTGCTTTAACCGCAATCCTAACTTTATCGCCACCGTTAGCAACGTTTTTAATTGCTTCCGAATTATCTTTTAATGCAGAAGATAAAGCCGCTTTAAAAGTCTTTTGCTTTTCAACCCCTTTACCCATAATCGAAAGGTTTTTAACCGCTTCATTAAGGTTTTTGAATTGTAAAGCTTGGCTTTCTTGAATCTCTTTCTGCAATTTATCCAAATCTGCCTTATCCGCTTTTGACTCGATAGCCTTTTCACGAACTTCGTTCATCCCTTGGTTAAACTCGTTAGATAAATCGTCCTTTTTTAACGCTTCTAATGCGTCAAAATCTTCTGTACTCAACTCCTTAGCTTCTAAGAAATCTTTCCAAGTTGTCTTTAATGTAAAATTCACTTGTATAAGTTTTAATAATTAATATAATGATAGATGCTTTTCTTCGGCTCTAAAGGCTCGTTTGCTTTGGCAGTGCTTGGCGCGGCTGCTTTATCGCTTTGAGTTTTATCTCCATTAGCATCGAATATCCCTGTTAAATCGTTACTCCCTAGCGTTACGGCTGAGGTTTCAAATTCCCTCGCTTCCTTAACCGCCCAGAAATAACCGTACTTTTCTACTTCCTCAAAATTTCCAATCTTTGGAAGTAGCTCTGTGTAAAGTTTGTACTCCTCTTCATAACTAGCATCGTCAGCAGCCAAAAAGATTTGTATGTATTGCATCCCTACGCTATGTTGCTTAATCTGTCCACGTAACATTTGATTGAAAAACTTTTCATCGTCCGCCTTATAAATGGCAACATCTTTTAATAATGCCTGCGTCATTTTATCGCTATCATAACCAAACGCTTTAAAGCTATCAGAATGCTCATAAGCTTTTAAAACTTGCCCCATGATATTGCCTATCTCCATTTCGTGATCAGACAAATAAAGCTGGTTTTTATTCTCGCTTATCGATTTAGCAAAGCAGCCGTTTAAATGTACATCGCCATGACTATCAAGATAGTTGTAAGTATTGGCTATAATCGTTCTATAAATCACCTCATCCGTATCATCCGGAAGTTCTTTACTTGCGTTATCCATTTTAAATGGCTTAGCACCTACTACCGCCCCGTCAGTGTATTTACGTGATGCCTTTTTAAGCTTTAATATCTTGCTTTTGTTGGCAATTATATCTTTTATTTGTTCTTTACGCGTCATTTCTTAAACCTATTTCGGTAATAATACCAGTTATATCTTCATCATCTAGCTGCTCGATTATCCTACCTTGTAGCCCTTGTGGTAATGTTGTCAACCTTTCCGACCAGCTTTGATTAAGTACATCAATATTTGACTTGTCAATCATTAAACTATAATCGCTACCCGTTAACAAATTAACCTCGTTTAAAAACTGCGCTTCAAACTGATTAATAAAAAGCTTCATGTAAGGGATTACCACATCAATGTACACAGATTTCAATGCCTCTTTATAATTAGCGTATTGACTGGCATCTGTATCTCCTGCCAATTGACTAGGGTAGTTATAAACGCCACATATCTTTCGTACGTGCTGAACATCCGATTGAATAAGTTGTAAATCATTCGAGGTCATCCCAATTTGGGTAAAATCAACCGCATCCATTGACTGGACAATTTTATTAAACTTATCCGCACCACCTAGCAACCCTTTGAGCTTATCTTGTAACCAATTAAACGCTTGTTGCGTCATTCCTCTACCGTCCTTATTTTGCTTTGGCGAAATAATACCAGCAGCACCGCGGTTGTTAAACAGCTCCTTTTCCGCTTCACCTCTATTATTTGAAGCTAAAACAATATCCCAAACCGCCTGCAATGGGCTTAACCCGTCATTCTGATTCTTAACCGCTAAATTATAAGGAAGCCTAATAATTATTAATTGCTCGGTAGGTATCTTATACCTGTTCGCGCTGTCTTGAAAATAATAATAACTAGGGGTTTCGTAAAAGCTAATTAACCCCGTTTCTGGTGTTACATATTGATTTGGTAAAACGTGCAATTCATCAGCGATCAACCCGTCGCCCTTCTTTTGGATGTAACAAACCCCAAATGTTAAAAGGTTGGTAAATGCTAATCTTAGCCCCTCTTCCTTCCCGTAGCTTTCATTCCATTTGTCCTCAAACAAAAACTTATATTGATCGTTTTCGCTAGCTTCCTCATCCCTATTTAAAAAGTTAAGCGGTAAAGATGCGCACTTTGAAGCGATGGAATTAATTACAGAATAGACAATAGGGTTCTTAGTATAGCCCTTATCCCATAGGTCAGATTCGGAAACTATCTTATAATTAAGCGAATTGGACAAGCTAATAAAGGTGCTTGCCGTAACGCTATTAATCTTATCTTGAAGTAAGTTAACCATATTATATTGCGAATATAATAAAATTAACCAATATAATTTCGTCTTATCTCTTTTTCACAGTATCTAATTCCGTCGATGCAATGATTATGATCGTCAATAGGCTCATCAATCTTCCTCGGATTCCATCCATAATTCAATAATTCATTCTTTAAATTGGTGCTATTTTCATGCACGTATATTGTCCAATCCTGCAAATGTTCAACGCCTATTGCCACTCGCTCTTTTATCGCTCCGTAAATATTCCAGCCATCTTGTAAAAATTGATTGATATTAGCAGGGTTCGCGCTATCAGCAACGGTTAAAATGTTTTTATCAGTCGAATTATTTGCCCATTCCAAACAATCGTCCGGTGTTAACCCCGATTTATATACACGTTCCTCGATATACATCGTTTTATGTTTCCATGAATAACGGATATAGGTTAACGTGAATGGGTCAACATAACCCCAGTCGATACCTTGTATCGTTAAATAATCTTCGGGAATGTCGCCATCTTTAAACTCCTGCCAATTGGTAAAAATTAAATTATCCGCGCCTGTTTTCCATTTACCGATAACCTTATGCGCGTATTTATCGAAGTTTTTTAGCTTAATTTCCTCAACCTCCCTTTTGAATTTGTCCGATAGGTGTTCAAGATTATCTAAGTAAGTAGTATGAATATGCAGTACATCGGGATGAGTGCTTACCTGGACTTGCACCCCGTCAATATTAACCAGCCTAAACGAGTCTTTGATGTACTTTTGGTAAACAAAGTGCGTGTGGTTACTAGGGTTCATAATAATGACTATCCTATTTTGCGCCTTTTTTGAACGTATAGACAAAGAAAGGTTTTCAAAATCGTCCTCACTTTGCCACTCCTCCGCTTCATCAACTACGAAGGTGCTTAATCCTTGTATTGATTTAAGATTTGCAGTCTGGTTACCCGAACTAGTTTTAATACCCTTGAATAAAATTACCGAATTTGTAACTTTATTAATTACCTCGCTTTTGGTTACGTGAAAGTTAGGATGGTCCCCTTCTAGCTCCATCTTTTCCGTCAATTCTGGAATTACAGAAACGTGGGCGGCTGCCATTGTGTAACGTGAGTATAATATTACTTGATCTTGCTCGTAGCTTAATCGCTTTGTAAAGGTTGAAACCGTGAAGGATTTACCCGAACCTCTACCACCTGTTATAAGTATAATCGGTTTGTCAGTTGTGTATATTTCCCTAAAGTGATCGGGAACGGATAGCTTCGTTAATCCAGCCATTTACTAACATCAATATGAACATTCGTGGCGCTGCTTTCGTCCTTGTTGAATGCGCCGGTATGCTTTGCCAAAAGTTCTAAGGCTTTTATTTTATCCTTTAACGCGCATTCATCATAACCCTCTAAATCGTGTTGATTCGAAAAGCCGATTTTAGCTAATTCAAGAACAACCTTTTCCGCAGTTACATCGGTTTTTTCAGCCCGTTTTTTAAGCGCTATCGATAGATATTCTTGTATTTGAGGTTTCCTTAGGTTCTCTGCACCGCTTGCGTATGCGGTCTTTTTAGAGTACCCAGCAGCAATTGCGGCGCGTGTTGCATTAAAGTCAATAATGTATTCTTTGCAGAACAGTATTTGTTTATTTGTTAACTTAACCTTTGCCATATTTGGCTAAGATACGAAAAAATAACAAAATGTAATTGCAACGCTTTGCGCGGTTGGTTATCTTGGTGTTATAATTAATTTGCCCAACGCTCCCATAAATCGAGAATACGAAGCAACCTTTTAACCTTGCGTTCGTATTTCTTGGGTATTTTATTTGGTCTTATAGAGTTGTCTGAACCGCTTAATTTACGGCTCAATTCACTCCATTTTATTAAATCTTTGCTCATAATCTTTTAATTTTACCCAATCCATTCGCAGTTGTGTTGGATTTTGTCGTAAGCCTTTTGAGTAAGAAGGTATCTTGTTTCGCCATTTGATTTTAAATTCATTTTCTTTACACCTCTTCCTTTTAATTCTTTTGTTGTAAATACTTGAAATTTTCCTGGTTCTGAATGTGATACTGTTGCTCTCATAATTTGTATTTGTTTCGTTTTGATAAATCAAATATACAGCTTTCTGTAATTCCAGCCAAATAAAAACACAATTTTCTGTAAATTAGTGAAACATTTGTAACATTTCCTTAATTTTTAATTCAGCCCCTTTTATCGCCCCCTCTTTTGTTTTGTAATAATATGGTTCGCAAGGCATACCTCTGTAATGAGTGAATGGAATCCATTTCCTTTTTTTAAAAGGATTATTGGAAAGCTTAATAACCTCGACTGTAAACCCTTTGTCGTTTTCAATTATTCTTACTATTTCGTGTTTCATTTTTTAGTGCTTTTGTTAATATACGGTTAATTCTCAGTATAAAAATAATATCCTTTCAACTCTGTTTTGTTGTCAATAGCCTTCTGAATAAGATTTTCGCTTGTTTTAAGAAGCTTTGATGCCGATTTTATATCTACGTGCCGCATGAATAGATAACCATGCTTATCGGTCTGTAAAATGCGTTTGCCTGTTGTTGTGAATTTATCGCCTTTTTTTAATCGCTTAGATTCTGCCATTCTAAGATGCGTTAAGTTTTCTAAGCGATGATTTAATGGGTTGCCGTCTTTGTGTTTTACTACCATCTTTAAATCGCCTATAAATGAATTTGCAACAAGTCGGCTAAGTCCGTAAGTTTTAGATGAACCATTACAATACAACTTAATAGTTTCAAAACCTTTATTATTTACTTGGCTTTTAATAATTCTGCCTTTTTTGTTTTTAACGCGCCCTAAATTTGAAACATCGTATAAATCCTCAAAATAAAGGGCTGGTTTCCAAATTTCAACATCATTATTTAGCTTTTCCTTTTCCATATTATCGAAATTTATTAATTATCCTGCTAATTTAGTAAAATTCTTTTAAATCAACCAATTGTAAACCGTAAGTGGTTGAAATACAAAGCGTTATTTTTAGCCTGACAAGAAATGAAAAGTTTGTCAGGGTGTTTTCCCTTAACTGTAATGGCTAACTACTTGATTTACATTAAATTAATTCCTACCTGACAAAAAAACGGTGTTTTTTCTAATTTCATTCTCCTATAAATACCTTTTTTACTTTTTTACTTTAAAAGTTCAATTACTTTTACTTCAACTGTTTTTCTTTTTTTTTAATAATTAGTTTAATAGGAATAAGTTTGTATT